GCCGGCGTCGCCGGCGGCGCGCGGCCCGCTGTCGAGCTGAAGCGCGATGCGGCCGCGGCACGGCCGCGGCAGTCGCAGCAGCTCGCGCAGCTGTGCGGCATCGCCCCACACGATCTGGCACCCCTGCTCGCGCAGACGGATCGATCCGCTGTCAGCGATCCGGAACGCCGAGCCGCGGCCCGTGCGCGGGATCGCGGCGTCGCCGCAGCGAACGGCGACGAGCGGAGCAAAGTGAACGCCGAGGATCGCTGCCTCGGGCGCGTCAGGTGCGGGCAGAAAGCCGAACAGAGCATCGCGGGACATGGTCACCCCTGAGAGTATGCGGCGAGTCGCGGCACGGCCGAGCTGTCCGCATAGTGCTGAAACAGTGCGCGCAGCTCTGCCGGATCGCTGAGTCTGCGCCGAGCCCGCCAACCGAGCGATTCGAGAATCGACGAGCCGTCGACACAGTAGCACGAGTCTTGGCCGGGCCTGTCGGGCGCAATCTGCGCCGCCGAGTCGACGCCGCCCGCCCGGGCGATCATGCGAACGACGGCGCGAACGCTCAGCACTTCCGAGCCCGCGAGATTGAACACGCGCCCGTGTGTTTCGCCGGCGACGAGAGACACGGCGACCCTGTGAAGCGCGTCCGCAAACTCTGAAACGTGCAGCCACTGTCGCAACTGTGCGCCGCCGCCATGCAGCGGGACGAGCTTGCCGGCGGCGACCCGCAGACACGCGATCGGGATCAGCTTCTCACTGAACTGCCAGAACCCCCACGCATTCGATCCGCGAGTGATTGCCCAGCGCAAGCCCGCAGACACGCCAGCAGCCCGCACGGCGTGCTCGCCGGCGGCCTTGCTTGCGCTGTACGGGCTCGACGGGTTGAGTGGCGCAGACTCGTCGACGGGAACAGGCCGATCGAAGCCGTCAACCGGCGTCGAGCCATACACCTCGTCGGTGCCGCAATAGACCATCGGAACGCCTGCGGCAGCGCAGGCGTGAGCCACGATTGCCGTTCCGGTCGCGTTTGTGTTCCACGTCTCGACGGGTGCTGTGAGGCTGTGATCGACGTGCGATTGTGCAGCAACGTGTATGCACACGTCGGGCCGACGCTCTCGCAGTAGGCCGTCGACTCGCCAGTATTGCGACACCGAGCCGCGAACGAGCCGATCGCCGATCAGATCGCGCACCCGCTGACGACCCGTCGCGCCCCGATCGAACGAGTCGAGAACGCAGACCCTGTCTGCGCCATATTCGGCGACGAGCTGTGCGACGAGCTGCTGCCCGATGAATCCGCATCCACCGGTGATCATGACCTTCATCGCTGCGCCGCCTTTCTGAGCTTCCGATCGCGCTCGCCGATCTTTTCGAGAATGCTGATTCTGTTTCGGCCCGCGCGCTCCAGATCGTACAGCTCCTGCAGATACTGATCGCAATCGCCCGCGCTCAGACTGTGCATGGTCTGCGAGTACCCACGCGAAAGCGTCGCGGCTGCGGGCGATAGTGCAGACTCGACGACCCGCCAGCCGCGCTCTGTGCAGAGTCTGACTGTCTCGTCCGACTCGACACTTGCGAGTAGATGATCTGCAGAGTCGGGATCTGATCGAGAGATGACCCGCTCGTCCGGGCAGGTCATCAGGGTTTGACCGTCTGCCGGGTCTTGCGCGTTGCGTCTGCGCCGCAGCGTGACTGTGCGGCGAGCGGTCATGGCGCAGAGTCGCGCGGAATGATCCGAGTGTAGCCGGCGAGCATCGATCGCACCTGCGCCGGAACCTCGTCCGGGTCGGCGCTGTAGCGGTAGCCCGCGCCCGACTCGCTACGCATTCCAGCGTGTCTCGACGCATTGAACCACGACGCCGCCCAGACGGTCGCAGCGTGTGCCAGCGTGTTCAGTCCGGGCGATGCCGCCGTGTGACCCGCCGTGTAGACGACCGAGACTTTTTGTGCGCCCTGCGTGAAGAATCGTCCCGAGCCCGTGCGACGAACGAAACCCGTTCGCGAGTCGAGATACCACGCCGTCTGTGCAAGCGTTGTTCCTGCGTCGACGACTGACGCGACCTCGGCGACCGGGAAGCATCGCAGCGCGATCTCGTTCTGCCCAGCCCCCTCGATGTCGAATGCGTGCGTGTGAGTCGCCCACGTCAGCGTCGGCTGACCGCAATACGCCAGAATCATGTTGTCGACTGCGTCGGCCAGCTCTGCGATGTATGCGTCGTGCATTGTGATCGCTGCCGGAATTCCCAGCGCGCGCTTGACTCGCGTGGTAGACGTGAGATCAGCCATCGCAGATCACCGCCTCGTGGAAGCGCGGCCCGCGCTTGTAGCGATAGTCCCGCGTCGACGTGCCCGCGTTGACTGTCGCGATCCCGCGCTGATTCAGCATCTTGATCGACGTGCGCCACTCGCTGTCGGCGATGCCGGTCGCTGACACGATCTCGGCTTTCGTCATCCAGTCGTCTGTCAGCGTTTCGACGATCTTGCGCTGACTCGGCGTCGAAACGCGCGGGCGCAGACTCTGCAGATACTCGAACCACTCGGCGCTGACATCCACCCAGCCGGTGCGCAGGCCCCGCTCGCGTGTCGACGGCTTCGAGCAGAACACCGTATGACGGCGCGGTTCGCCGGGCAGAGCGAGCGACAAAGACTCGCGCGATTCTTCATACCCGATCAAGTCGATCGGGTGCGAGTCGCGCTCGACGATGAATCGCTGGTACTGCAGGACGTACCGGTACGTCCCGACGTTCGGCGGCTTACTGGACATCGCAGGCAATCAGCACCCCCTGCCGCCGACTGTATCACCGAACACCTCGATCGCGCCACCCGCAGACACACGAACGCCCCGAACAGGCCGGCCGTTCGGGGCGTGCCGAGTTAGTCGGCGCTGTCTTACGAGGCGTCGAGCCCGCCGAGCACCGCCGATCCCTTGGTGTTCGCGTGGACGAGCGCGAGATCACCGAAGATATCGAACTGCTCGAACTGCGAGTCATCGCGGGCCAGAGGCATCATGGTCATCGGGGTCAGCTCCTCGATCCATACGTGTCTCCGATTCACGACCGCGATCGCGGTGGTCGGGTTGCTCGACTCGCCGGACAGCGCTGTGATCGCGGTGCCGCTCCACGTCAGGTCGTCGGGCATTCCGGTGGACACGACGACCGGAACGCCGTCGTAGTCGCGAACGCGGAACCCGGCGGCGATCTCCACCATGTTGACGAAACGCTGGCGACTGTCCAGCGCTGCGTTGATCTTCCGGCCGCCCTTGAAGGAGCAGTAGATCACGAGGTCGGAACGGTTGCCCGCCCCCTTGACGGTGTCGATCGTCTCGTCGAGCTTCGAGAGCGACAGCGAGTCGCCGGCGGGCGCGCTCGTCTGTGCGACGACCTGCCCGCTGACCGCGTTGGTCAGCGTCAGCAGACCGTCGATCTGGTCGGAGATCGCGGCGCTGTCACCGATGAACAGAGCGGACTCCAGCGACTCGTTCCAGTCGTCCGCTTTCTGCACCATCTCGTCGGCGAGCAGATCGACGTAGGACCGGCCGATGGCCCGCATCTTCCGGGTGATCTTGCCGCGGGTGGCGAGAGTCTGGTAGGTGAACGTCGCCTGGGTGTGCGTACCCGTCGACTCGGTCAGCGAGTCGGTGTCGGCAACCCAGACGTTCGCGGCGGTCATCGTCGAGCCGGCCCGGCGATTTACGACCGCCTGACTGCCGCTGCCCGGTTTGCGCTGCAGCGTGGCACCAGCGCCCTGTTCCCGAAGAACGAGCTGCTGGATGATCCGGTTCGTGAAATTCTGAACGAGAATCGAACCAGCGCCGGACACGTTGATCGCGCGCTCGAACCGCTCTCGGCGGGTGGGGTCCAGTCCGGCCCAAGCTGGGGTCGTCATGGGTTGTCTCCTGTCTCGACGTTGTCGGGTGTGGTTGCGACCGCGCAGACACGCTCGGCCTGGTTCCGTCCGCGCGCCTTAGTAGGCCGCAGACTCGTGCGGGTCGGCGATGACGCCGTCGGCGTACGCGGCCGCGAGCAGCGAGCGCAGATCCTGCTCCAGCTCGTCGCGGCTCGGCGTCTTGCTGATGCTGGCGTCCCGGCGCTCGGCCTGGGCGTTCGCGACCATCGCGATCGCCGAGTCGTCTCCGAGCTGTGCGGCGCAGCGCTTGACCATGCCGGCGTAGCCGCCGGCCAGCTCGACGCGCTGGCGAGTGATCGCACCGACACCGGCGCGACTCGCGGCGGTCATCGTGCGCTGGAGCCGGGCGCGCAGCTCTGCGTTCTGCAGCTTCAGCGCGCGCGCCTCGTCGCCGCTCTCGGCAGCGGGTGCGGCGGGCGTGGTCGGGGCGGTGCGCTCGGCCTGAGCGGACATCAGGCCGATCAGGGTGTCCAGCTTCTCGTTCGTCGCGCGCTGCGCGTCGGCGATGCCGGTCAGCTCGGCGCTCTGCGTGTTCTCGGTTCCGTCAGACATTGCGTGATCCGTCGTGTCGTCGTTTGTCGGGGACGGCTTCGCGCGCTGACTGGCGTCTTGCTCGCTCACAGTCGAACCCGGATTCGGGACACTGTCAAGCGCGGTGGCCGCTGGTGTTGATACGGTCGGCGTTTCCGCAGACTCGCTGTGACTCGGGCTGTCATCGCCCGTGTCGGCATCTTTGAGCGTCGAAACGCTCTCGGAATTGGTGCCCGTGTCAGCGTTCTCGTCACGAACGGTGGGCGGCTTGCAAACGAGCGACCGTGCGCGCTCGATCAGCCCGTCGATCCAGCTCTCGCGATTCGACGGGCGACGGGTCGTCGCAAGGTGATCCAGCTCGATCTTGTGGATCAGAACGCGCTCCAGCTCGTCGTCGTCGTTGAACAGAAACTCCATGTCTCTGAACCAGCCGCCGATCGACGTTCCAATCGGCGAGTCTCCGCGCTTGACTGCGCGGACGAGCCTGTGCGCTCTGTCTTCATCGTACAGACCGATCACGACGCGCAGCGCCTCGCCCTTGCCGGGCTTGCCGGTTGCGCCGTCCTCGGCGATCCGTGCAGACTCGATCTCGGCGTCGACCGTGCGGCCGATGATCTCGTCCCACTCCGTGTCCCAATGAGTCGGAACGTAGATCGTCCCGGCCTTCATTTGCTCGGCCATGTCGCGCAGACACCCAGCAGTCATTTCGGTACCATGACTGTCGACGCCGGTACTGGACGCCCGCGCCTGCAGCAGAGCGACGAACGGCGAATCATCGCTCAGCCGCTCGTCATCGGACGCACGCTCGACATCGGCGGGCGCAGACTCGGCCAGAGCTTCGAGTGGCAGCCCCACGAATGGAACGCGAGCCTGGGTCCTGTAGACTCGCAGCCCGTCGCGCTCTGGCGCAGACTCCAGACACAGATCGAGCGAGCGCAGAAGCTCAGACAGCGATTCAGCATCGCGCAGACGCATCATGTTCTCTCGGTCGTCAGTGTCTGCGCCTGCGCGGCGTCATTGAACGTGTACCACCGAACTCGCAGACGTTCAAGCGTCCGGGCCGCCGGGTGCCAGCTCGGACAGCTTGATCGCCGCCCCAGCGTCGATCTCGCGCTTTGTCCAAAACACGAGAACACACCGACAACGCCCTACGCAGAATGTGTCCTCACCGGGGCGGCGCGAGAGCTGCGAGATCGCCCGGAACCCCTGCGAGCCCTCGTCCCGACAGATCGGGCAAGTCTTGCCGCCCGCGTTTACCCACTCGCACCACCACTCGACGGGCGAGCCGTCCTGCTGGCTTGCGGTCTGGTTCAAAGCGTCGACCAGAACGCTGTTCGCCAGTCCGACCATGCGGCCCGACCAATTGTCGATTCGGTGCGCTTGCGCCGTCAGCGACAGCTCCAGCGTCGATAGCGCCCGCTCGGGCGCAGCGTCGGGCGTCAGATCGTCGATCCGGTCGCGCGTCGAGTCTGCGACGCAGCAGCCAGCCGAGTCGGCGGGCGCGGCGCTACGCTCGCCGATGGTCAGTGCTGACACGGTGCGGCGGCACTCTGTGCGCAGCGTTCCGATCAGACCGTCGGGATCTGTCAGATAGGACATCGCCCGCTCGTGATACGACTCGGCGCGCGCGGCCGGGTCGATCTGCGTCACGCCGCCGGCGATCGTGTCTGCGCTATCGGCGGCGAGCTGTGCGGCCCGCGCGTACAGCGGCGCAGACAGCGCAGACCAGCCCGCCGCGAAATCGTCGAGTCGCGAGAACATGCGCTCCAGCGTCGAGTCGGCCTCGGCCGGCGACAGCCGGTCATCGCCGCCGTAGCCCTGCGCGAGCAGAACCTGCAGATCGGCGACCGTGTCGGCATACAGCCCGGCGATCCCGCGGGTGTAGTCCGCGACGGCGTCGCCGAGCGCGCGAACGTCGATCACGCGGTACGGGTCCCACCGCCCGGCGTCGGGCCAGTCGCTCGGCAGACCCGAGCCGCGCGCGGCCCGTGAGAGCTGCGCTCGCAGCTGCACGAGCTGCGCTCGATCGGCAGCCGTCAGCGGGCGCAGGCTGCCGCTGCCGCGCTCGGGCGACTTGCGCCCGCCGTCAGCAGCGCCGCCGCTGTCAGCGGGCGCGGGCGAGCCGGCCGCGATGTCGGTCAACGGGCGCGGCCCCTCGTTCGTGTCCATCACTGCGACATCGCCGCCGGGGACCGGCAGTAGCCCGAGATCGGCGCGCGCCTCGTTGACCGTAATGATCCCGCGGCGCACCCGAACGTCCTGAGCTTTCGCAAGCGATAGCCGCTGATCCGGCGTCAGCGGCTGATCCCGATCGAACCGGAACGCGATCGACGCCGCGTCCGACCCGAACATCAGCGGCACGATCTGCGCGTTGATCCGGGCCTGTACCAGCTCCAGTATCGGCGTGATCAGGTGGCTCGACGACACGTCCACCTGCACGGTTGCACTCGCTCTCGGCACGCCCTCGAAAACACCCAGCTCCACGGGCATCACGCCGAACGTGCGCCAGATCGTTCGGCGCATGTTGTCGACGACCTCGATCATCGAGAGATCTTTGGGCGTGTGTCGCAGCTCGACCCAGTCTGCACGAATTCCCGCGGGCTGCGGGCTCGTGATTACGCGCAGCTTGTGATCGCGTCCGCGCATTTGCTGCAAGTCGGCGCGGGCGCGCTCAGCAGCAGCACCGGCGACGCCGCCCACGACGAGCAGTCCGGGCGGGATCTCGTTCGCGTCGAGAGCGAGCATCGCGTGCTCACTTGCGAGCAGAACGGTAACGCACTCGTCAACGAGAGTGTCGAGCAGCGGCATACCCAGCGGCCCGCGATTGTTGCGGAACAGCGAGAAATAGACCATGCGTTCCGGCATGAGCTTAGCCCCGCTCGCAGCCCCGCCCTCCTTGTGTTGTTCGTACCGCAGCAGCATCGATCGCTCATCGTAGATCGGCAGCCATTCCGAGCCGAGCCACGGCACGATCTCGGCGAGATCTGCGCCGGGTACGTTCAGCTCCCACGCGCCGGCATCATACAGCAGCAGATCCGTCCCGGTGCGAGTCATCAGCTCCTGCCATGTTTCACCGTTTGCGTTCGGCACAGCGAGCCAGCGCTGCCCGGCGTCTGCACGCCCGCGGAGTCGCCGGTATTCGGCTGCGTCGCGCGGGTCGGTCTGAACCTCGAACGACCAATTCCACGTCGCGATTCTGCGCACGATACTGTCGACACACGCACGAACGTCCGGGCTCGTCTTGTAGAGCTGCCAGTATTGCACCGGCAGCAGATTTCGGTCCACGCGATGCTGAGACATGCCGAGCGCGGCGATCGGATGCCCATACCCGCCGAGCCCGAGACGCGATCGCGCAGACTCAGGCGGCCCGCCGCGGCCCGAGAACCACAGCCCGCCAGCACCGCGCGAATTGCGTGGGCCGACTGAGAGCGGGGCGGGTGCGAGAAGTGTGATCGGAGCGGACATAGGGGCCTCCCACGGCGAGATTACCACCTATCGGCGAGCGCCGCCCGGAACGACAAGGCGCGCGAGTCTGCGCGCGAGCCCACCCGCAGACTCGTTCGGCTCGGCGACCGGTACGCCGAGAATCGGTGCGATCACGCTCGCAACGAACCGCCCGGCGCGCGACTCTGCGTCACGCTCGCCCTGTCTGTACGCATCGCTGAGCGCCGCCGCGAGCGCGTCGATTTGCGCCGGCGATGCGCGCTCGACGAGCGAGCGCAGCTCGGGCGAGCCCGCAGACACCGCGCCGAGTCTGTGCAGCGCAAGTGCTGACTCAGTCATGATAGCTCCCCTGCATGTCCAGCAGCGACTCGGCCACGCGCGAGTATGCGTCGCTGAATCTGTAGTGATCAGCAGACCGTCCGCTATCCCATATGAACCCGTCGCCGTTTCGGTTCGATACACGCTTCGGCGCGGTCATCTGTTGCGACCAGCCGCGACTCTGCCAAACGTCCTCGGGCCACGTTCGCGACGGCGGGTCGTGCTGAATGTCTGCGAGCGTCGCGTCCAGTAGCTGCGTTCTGTCGACACGCACGACGTGGCGGTTCCAGTCCTGCATCATTCCGAAATCTTGCGCGCTGACTCGCGGCGTTTTGTGAAACTCACAGAGCCACACGTCGGACACGCCCGACGCGATCGCGCGGTCGCGCAGCTCCTGCGACTTTCGCGCCTCGGGCCGAGCGTCGATCACCGCAACGTCCACGCAGTAGCGGACGAGCATGTCATAGATATCGTTGAATGACGACACCTCTCCTGTCCAGATTCCGCGACGCTTTCTGCGCAGCGTTGTCTCGTCGATCTCTGATACGCAAATGTCCACGTTCAGCACGTTTCCGACATCGATCCCGGCGACGACCTGACAGCGTCGCAAGTGTTCACCGCCGGCGTGGTCTGTAGGCGGCGCGGTAGCTGCACGATGCAGCAGATCTGTCGACACGCTGCTGCCCGCTGGGGCGTACGGCAGGCCGAGCACACCGGCATAAAATGCAGTCATCTTGTCCGGGTTGCCCTGAGCTTCGATCCACTCGTCGAACAGATCGCGCAGGTTCTCGCTCAGCACGTCCATTCTGCAGACGTGATAGCCGCGGCGTGGCCGATCTGGCCGTGTCTGCACCCACTGCCCACCGCCATCTCTGCGGTCCCACGGGCGTCCGCAGCGCAGACACACGGGCCGAACCGTTCCGTGGTCTGAGCGCGCAGAGTCACGCAGAACCCAGCGCCCAGCGTCGTCCCGGTCGACTATGTGCAGGAACCAGTCGATCTGCTGCCGCTCGCCGCAGCGGCTGCAGCGGTGGAACCACTCGCGGCCGTCGCTGATGTCGAACAGCTCGCTAATGCCGCGGCCCGGGATCGTCGGGTTGCTGACTCTGAACAGCTGCGGGCTATCGCTGGCGCGCAGTCGGTCGCGGGCAAACGAAAGATTCGTCTGGTCGCAGCGATCATACTCGTCGACAACCAGCACGTCCGCGCTAAACTCGATGAAATCGTTAACGGCGTTCGAGCCGAGGAACAACAGAGCGCCGCGGCCGAATCGTTTATGGCGCAGACTGCCGGGATCGTCGGACGGAACCAGCGCGCGGTATGCCGGGACGGTCATCTTGTCATCGCCGCCGAGCAGCGACACGACACGGCGTCGAACAAACCGATCCCGCAGCTGATAGCTCGGCAGCACGTAGCCGCAGATTCGCCCGGCCCAGCCGGCCCGCTCCAGAACGAGCTGAATCAGATACTCGGACCAGCCGACCTGAACGCACTTCATCGCGTCGAATCCGTCGATCTTTGGCCCGTCCGTATACAGCTCGATCAGATACGGCCGGTTCTTGAACGACATGGGCTGACCGCGCGTATTGCGATGGTGCATCAGCGAAAGGCCGAGCAGCGGGTATTCCTCGGCGAGTCTGCGCACAATGCTGGACGTGGGGGCCGCCTGTTTGTCCAGATTCATCGCTTCCTCCGTCTGACCCGGTTTCGCTTGCGCGTGACGTTGACTCGCGGCGGGCGCTGTTTGCCGCCGGGCGTGACGATGAATCGCTCGGCCAGCCCTCGCGACATCGTCGGGCCGCAATACTCGAACACTGCACACGGGCGGCCGCCAAAGTCGCTTGATCCCGACTCGCCCTCTCCCTCTCTGTATCTGCGCGCCTTCGCGTTCTTGTTCGGCGCATTCTTCAGCGAAGACTCTGCACTCGAAATCAACCGCCAGTGCGGGCTTCTCATGCAGGCCGCCACATATCCCGGGTGTGCCGGGTAGTCGCGAAACCGCCACCCGAACGCCTTGTAGGCTGCGCCGAGCGCATCATTCAGCACAAACGAAAGCCCGAGCCCCTGCCAGTCGGGCAACACTACCGTCCGGGTCATTCGGATCAGATCCTTCGCTGACCAGTGCGGGAAGATTGCGATCCCCGTGAAGCCGACCGGACGGGCTACGCCGTCAACGAAAACGCCGTAATACTCCCCATATGGGAGCGTCGAGGTCAGATAGTGAAACGGTGCAAACCGCGCCCACTCGGCACGATCCACTCGGGCGATCCCAACGTCGAATCGTGGTCGGGGTTGAACCGACCTCCAGCTAAAGGACATTGTCTCTGGCTCCAGTACCCAATCGGGCCTGAGCCAGTCCACCACGTCATAGTGACAGGTCACGGCGACGAACCGCCGGCCGTTTCTGCGCGCCCACTTCTGCACGGCGTGCGATCCGATCTTGGCGACTTGCCGATCTACCACGCTCGTAAACTCGTCGACGACGACGGGATCTGCAGACTCGCAGAGTCTGCGGGCAAGCTCGACGCGGAACCGCTCGCCGTTCGACAGAACGTGGAACGGGCGCAACCACGCCGGGATCGTGTTGAACCCGACGGCGCTGCACGCTTTCGTGATTGTCTCGACATCGAGAGACGGCGCAAAGTCGTCCACGACGCTCGGCGCGCTCCAGCTAAGCTCGGCCGGCTCGCCAAACAGATCGCGCATGATTGTGCTCTTTCCAGAGCCGCTGGGTCCGACGATCAGGCCGACGCTCCAGTCCCGCTCGGCGAGCGGAACATCGCCCGACCACGAGCGCTCGCACTTTTCCGCCGGCGGAACGTCGAACATACTGCACACCTGACGCGCGCGCATACTCTCGGACAGGGGCGTAGAGACTACGACATTAACGGTTGGCACTTGAATCCCTCGGATTCGAGTCTCTGAATCATCGCGCTTTGTGCAGACTCGCTGTCGACCTCGACGAGCACTCGGAATTGCAGACTCGCGCCGCCGCCCGACGCAGACTCGCCGGGATCGTCGATCTGCCCATCCAGCGCGCGCAGATACTCGCCCATCTCGTCTTCCCAGCCGGTCGCCGCGATCAGCTCTGCATCGCAGTCGCGCAGAGCTACGAATGTTTCCTCCAGCAGATCGCCGTCCCACTCGGCAATCTCGCCAAGTTTGTTGTCGGCGAGAGCGAGCGCCCGGAACTGCGCGTCCGTCAGATCCATGAATCGAACAGGCACCCGCTCAAGCCCGAGGCGGCGCGCCGCCGTCCAGCGCGTGTGACCGGCGATGATCGTTCCGTCTGTGCGGGCGACGATCGGCGACGCGAACCCGAATTGGGCGATGCTCTGCGCGACCGGCTCGACGGCGTCATCGTTGATCCGCGGGTTGTCCTCCCACGGGCGTAGCTCGTCCGGGTGAACATAGACGGCGGCGGCTTCGCGCTGCCGAGTCATCGCCGCCGCCGGGTCGCAGACACTGCGCCGTCCACGGGCGTTCGCTCGGGCCGTGGCTGCAGACTGATCAGAGTCAGCGTCTGGTAGACGTGACCGTTCCCCGACCGCCACACGCGCTGCCGAAAGCCGACGCCGTCGAGCTGCACGCGGCCCGACAGCGACTGCGACGCGATGTCGAGCAGCTGCTGCAGAGTCTTGCGATCGAGCAGCATTCGCACGTCCTGCCCAGACAGCGGGCCGCCGATCGTGTTCTCGCCGATCTTTGCGTCAAGGCCCGCGCGCGGGCCAGCGGCCGAGCCGTGCTCGACAATTGCGCCCGGCGGGCGGAACAGATCAGCCATCGTCACTCCCAACGTCGACGACTCGCGCCGGGATCGCGCGCAGAATCGCCTGGATCTCGTCTGTCTCGACGCGCATCGCGTCGAGCAACGCTGGGCCGCCCCGCTCGCGAGCGTCACGCATTCGCGTCGACTCGACGACTGCCACTCTGTGCTCGTGCGTGTGTGTCGACTGAACGGCGATCTGCTCAGTCGGCAGCCCGGTGATCAGCGCCCGGGCTTTCAGCAGTGCAGGGATATCGCTAACCTTTACGTCGATCTTGCCCGACGCGACGCGCTTTGCAATCAGTCCGAGCGTGCCGTCGATCAGCTGAATCTGGCGCCGTATGTCTGCCGGCCGTAGATGATTTCGCAGCGTCGACTCGTGCAGCGTCGCCATGTACCGGTTCGGGTTCATGGTCGATAGCTCAGAATCTGACAGCGGTGTGCGGAACACCGCGCTGGGATCTGACGCGCCGGGATCGCGCGGCCCGCTGCGCCCGGGAGGTGGCGGCGCGTCAGCGGGTGCTGGCGGCGTCCCGGGCCGTTCCGGGTGCTCTGACATAGGGGCGGGGTCTGCGCCCTGCCCAGCGGCGCGCTGAGCCGTCATATGCGGCCCGTCTGCTCGCGGCGTTCCGGGCTTGTCTGTCGGCACGATGTCGTGGGTCGGTGGGCCGGCGGGCAGCCCCTGCCGCTGTGCTGCGACCGCGTGCCGCAGCCGGGCCGACCCGGTGTCGGCCAGCACGACATCGAGAGCGAGTCTTAGCGCGGGCGTCGTGATCACCTCGTGATCGTGCAGATCCATCAGCTGACGAAACGCGGCGAGCGCAACCCAGTCCGGATCGGCGACGCAGACTCGGCGTCGCTCCCACCCGTGCTTTCTGCGCCAGTAGCGCATCGTCCCATCGCTGATCGACATCGCGACCGCGATTCGCCTGATGCTGCGCCGGGCCTGCATACAGTAGAGCAGAAACGCAGCATAAGCCCGATCCGACTCTTTCTCGCGCGGCCGCATCGGCTCGGCGAACCGGCCGAACACCTCGCGATTCTGCGAGCTGTCGATCGTCGGCACAGACAGAGCGACCCGCCGAGCTGCGCGGCGCGGTGCCGACTCGCTGCTACCCTCTGACGCGGCCGACGATCCCGGCTGCGTCGACTCGTTCGGCGCATTCATGTCTCGACTGTAGCAGCTCGACGCCGTCTGCGCCACGCTCACTGCTATAGCTGCTATAGCAGTCATAGCAGCACAAACGCCGACACGCCCGCAGCTGCGGGC